GTTGGTGAACAGACGACAATACGGACCTAGCTATATGAATTTTGAACAGGATTGTTACGAATTCAAATCACTAGATCAGGTTGATGAGTTATATGATGTCGCACGACAAGTATGTGATGAGTTCATCGGTAACGCGCGTAGTGAAAATAAGGATGTTGAGAACGATAATGTGCGTACAGAGAGTTGGGAGGAATTTTGGCAAGCTAGAGGCAAGTGGATCGCTACGGGTTCAGCACCAGGATTTAAGCTTGAGCGGGTGAATAAACTAACGAATAAACGTGAATTGTTGAGTGTCAATAAACGTATTGCAATAGAAAGTATATCAGAGGAATATATTTTAGGACTGTTAGATAATCCTGACGACGCAATCTTGTGGAGTAGACACGCTTGGAAGTATGAAAATCGTAAACGACGGAGTTTGTGGAACACATCACCAATACATTATTTAATTTCTTCAAGGATAATGAATACTGTAGAGTGGTTAGGTACAAAACCAGCATGGGCTTATTCATATTTAGATACTCCGACTCAGTTAGCATTAGATATCCAGATGTTAGATAGCACAAGATCAACCAAGATATTTGATGTGTTGACTTCGGACATGAACTCAAGATTGCATGCGTTTATGTGGGACTTTAGTGACTTCAATATATATCATCCACTCGAACTACTATCATTCATATCATCATATTTAGGGCAAGAGTTAGAGAAAGTAAGGCCTGGTGAGAAATATAAAGCATGTGGCGACTGGTTAGCAAATAGTATACTTAAATCGTACTTGGAGGATCAGGATAACGGTAAATGGGTTGCTGTGGTGCGCGGACTATTAACAGGGTCTAGAGCTACCTCTTTCTTCAATACCATCTGTAATAGAATATATTATGTCATGTGTGCTAAGCGTGTTAGCGAATGGAATAATAAGTTCAATTTGGGTATACCAGACGTCACTAATGCATTTATGTTAGCACAAGGCGACGATCAAGCTATATGTGATCATATAATTAAGAATTATTTGATGGTCGCCAGTTATACTGCAAGTGGGTTGAGTGGTCAGGGTAGCAAATTGTTGTTTGGTACGGGCGAGTTCCTCAAGTATACTTACTCTAATGGAGTCAAAATGGGTGACGGCATAAGGATGATACCTAATCTATGGGCTGGAGAATTTAGTAAGGTGGCTGATGTAATGCAGAAGTACGATCCTTACAGCATACTTAGCGCTGTGTATGACGTGATGTATAAGTTCCAACGCCGTATCGGAGTATCACTTCCAAATTTGGTCAATAAGATATGTGCTTTACGTATTCACCATCATGCTAAGCTAGTGACGCGTGGTTATCAAATCAGGCCGAGCACTGATTTGGTAGCCGTGCCATGCATGTTCGGTGGATTAGGTGTACGTTACGCGATGGTAAATTCGCGTGAATATAAGGTAGTCACTAGTGGTAAGGAGTTGAGTCTAATGCGCAATATGCCTGAGTTCCTCAAAGCGAGATTCGGTATGAAGATGAGGGATCTGAAGGTGGCATATATCAGCAAAAGTATATATGTGTTGAATGCGAAGTTCGTTAATAAATTCGCTGCACAGAAAGGAGCCGACGCATACTTGACAACGACTATTACAGCAAATCTACCCGTTAATGAGCACAGTAGGATATTAAGTATCAAAGCTGAGATGATTAGACAGATGCGACAGTTAAGGAGTACTGAAGACTACTCGGTAACAAAGATACCGATTTACAATCTAACACAAGATGTGGATATTGAATTGGTTGAGTATGGAC